GTAGACATGAGCTTTAACGTTAAGTTGGTGCGCGCGGGTGGAGATTGAGATCCCTGAGAAGCTCGGCTTCCTATTTGAGCCGCATCGTTACAAGGTGGCTAAGGGCGGCCGGGGGAGTGCTAAGTCTTGGACATTCGCCAAGGCTATTTTGATCCTTGGAACAGCAGAGCCGCTTCGAGTGGGTTGTTTCCGAGAGGTGCAGAAGTCGATTAAGGACTCTGTGCATAAGCTGTTAGCAGATCAGATTCAGGCGATGAACATTGGCTGGTACTACGAAGTGCTAGATCAAGTTATCCGCAGCAAGCAGGGTGGCGAGATTCTGTTTGCGGGCCTGTCGACTCACACCGTCGAATCAATCAAGTCGTATGAAGGTCTTGATATCGCGTGGGTGGAAGAGGCGCAGGCGGTTCGTAAGCGGTCTTGGGATGTGCTCATCCCGACGATCCGCAAGCCCAAGTCTGAGATTTGGGTCAGCTATAACCCTGAGCTTGATACCGATGAAACACATCAGCGCTTTGCTGTGAATACGCCGCCTGATTGCGTCATCGTCGACATGAACTACATGGACAACCCATGGTTCCCTGAAACGCTCGAACAAGAGCGATTGCACGCAAAGGCAACGATGCCAAAGGCTGAATACGAGAACATCTGGGAAGGCAAGTGCAAGCCTGCCGTGGCCGGCGCGATCTACTACGACGAGATGGCCAAAGCAGAGGAAGAGAAGCGCATATGCAACGTGCCATACGATCCGCTGCTGAAGGTGCACGTGGTGTTTGACTTGGGCTGGAACGATGCTATGTCGATCAGCCTTGTGCAGCGCTCTTCGTCTGAGCTGCGCGTCATCGAAAACATTGAGGATAGTCACAAGACGCTGGACTACTACTCGGCCATGCTGAAGGAGAAGCGGTACAACTGGGGCAAGATGTATTTGCCGCACGATGGTCGCAACAAGGACTTCAAGACGGGCAAGAGCGCTGAAGAGATCATGCAGGCCCTTGGCTGGGACGTGGCGATTACGCCGAACATGGGCATTGAAGACGGCATCAGGTTGACGCGCATGGCGTTTGGTCGCATGTACTTCGACAAGACGAAGTGCGAACGCCTGATCCAGTGTGCGAAGCGTTACCGCCGCTCGATCAACCAGCAGACGAACGAGCCAGGCGCGCCGATGCACGACGAGTGGTCGCACGGCGCTGACAATCTGCGTTACATCGCAGTCAACGCAGAGTCGATGACTAACGAGGACTGGGGCGGCAAGTTGTCCTACCCAAGCTTAGGGCGAACCTAAGCAGTATTCGCGCTACGGCGCACACGACCGCTGGGAAGCGGACGAGCAATCGACTGTCGGGATGACAGACGGAAGGAACCTACATGGGAAAAGGTCTGACTGAAGATCAGATTAAAGCCATGACCGACGCGCAGATGCGCCAAGCGGTCGGCTTCTTTGGCGGCAAGCTAGCAGAGATGCGACGCAAGGCCGAATACTACTACCTAGGTGAGGCCAAGGGGGACTTAGCGCCCCCTGAGGTTGAAGGCCGGTCGTCGTTCGTGGACACCACTGTCCGCAACACGATCCTATGGATGAAGCCCACTCTCATCAAGACGTTCTGCGGCTCGGACAATGTGGTCGAGTTCACGCCGACCGTTGAGGATGATGAGGAAAAGGCCAAGCTTGCCACGGACTACATCAACTACATCTTCTACAAGCAGAATCCAGGCTATGCCATCGTCAACACGTGGTTCGACGATGCGCTTTTACAGAAGGTCGGCGTTCTGAAGGTGTGGTGGGATGACCGCGTAGAGGAAAGCCGCGAGGAATACCGTGCGCTGGACGATGTGGCACTGGCCCAGTTGCTGGATGATCCCGAGGTCGAGCCGATTGAGCATGCGTCGTATGAAGATGAGGATGCGGCCAAGCAGAAGGCGCAGATTATCCAACAGATGCAGCAGCAGCTTGCTCAAGCGATGGAAGCAGCGCAGCAGGGCAACCCACAGGCCGCACAGGCTTTGCAGCAGTTGCAAGCCCAGCTTCAGCAGATCGAGCAGCAGCCAATCCCGCAACTGCACGACGTGACGTTCAAGCGCACGAAGAAGTCCGGCAAGGTGGCGATTGAGAACGTGCCGCCCGAAGAATTCATGATCGACCGTAAGGCCAAGTCGATCAAGGAGGCTGCATTCCTCGGTCATCGCGTGCTTCGTACGATCTCTGACCTGACGGCGATGGGCTACAAGAACGTCGACCAGATCAGTAGCGACGATAGCGCACTGTCGCTGAACATGGAGCGCGTCGAGCGTATCTCGTGGGACGACGACACGCCGTACATGAACACGGACGACGTGGGCATCGACCCGTCCATGCGTCAGGTGTGGATCACTGAATGCTACCTGCGCGCAGACTACGACGGCGACGGTATCGCAGAATGGCGCAAGGTTGTCCGAGCTGGCAACCAGATCCTGGAGAACGTTGAGTGCGATGGTCCTCCGTTCGTCAGCATCACGCCGATTCCGCTGGCTCACCGCTTCTTTGGCCTGTCTATCGCCGATCTGGCCATGGAGCCGCAGCGTCAGAGCACTAACCTTGTGCGCGCCCAGTTGGACAACCTGTACATGACTGTCAACGGCCGCTACTTCGCCGTAGAGGGCCAAGTCAACCTTGACGATCTGCTGACGTCTCGCCCGGGCGGGATCGTGCGCGTCAAGAACCCCGGCGCAGTCGGTCGACTGGATCAAGGCCAAGGTGATATGCAGGGCGCCCAGGTCATGACGCAATGGATGCAGGACTACACCGAGAATGCCACTGGCTGGACGCGCTACTCGCAAGGCTCTAGCTCGGATAGCCTCAACAAGACGGCTACAGGCGTCACCACGATCACGAACCGTGGCGACATGCGTGTGGATGCAATTGCGCGCACGTTCGCTGAGACAGGCTTTACGGACCTGTTCCGCCTGATCCTCAAGCTGGTCGGCCAGCATCAAGACAAGTCCATTACGGTCAAGCTTGGCAACAAGTGGGCGCAGATCGACCCGCGCGAGTGGCGCAACGGCTTTGACCTGAGCATCAACGTTGGTCTAGGCACGGGCAACAAGGACCAGCAGGTTCAGCACCTGATGATGCTCCACCAGCAGCAGGGCATGGGCCTGCAAATCGGCATCGCCAAGCCCAAGAACATGTATGCGAGCGCTAAGAAGCTGACCGAGGCGCTTGGCTTTAAAGATCCGGATGCGTTCTGGACTGACCCGAGCGCGCCACCTGATCCGAACGAGCCGCCGCCAGCACCGCCGCCGCCTGACCCGGCCATCGTCAAGGCGCAGGCTGACCAGCAGATGAAGCAGCAGGAATTGCAGGCAGACCAAGCCAAGGCACAGCTTGAGGCGCAGATCAAACAGGCCGAACTGGAGAGCCAAGAACGAATTGCGCAGTTCACCGCAGCTGAAGAAAGCGCCCGCGCCGAACGTCTCGCGCAGATCAATGGCGAATACCAACTGCTGATTGCCCGTGAAAAGAACGCAGCAGCACACGAGGCCATCGTGACCAAGGCTCATGTCGATCTGGCCCAAGCACAGGCTGAGAGCGAGCGTACGCAGGTCGAGAAGCAGGAGGTGAGCGACAAGGCTAACGCCCCGCTGATGGAACACCTGCAAGCGCTGCACGAGAAGATCGACCGCGCCAATCGCATGCAAACCCACATCGTCCGCAATCCGGATGGCACCAAGTACGCGGTCAAAGTCGACCCGGAAGAACAAGGAGGTAACACCTAATGGCAGCAGGCTACGCAACCGGGCTTCGTAACGCCCAACTTGACGCAATCACGACTTACGCAGGCGCTGGCGCAAAGCTGTACCTGCTGGATGGTACTCGTCCCGCTACAGGCGGCACCGCGACCAACGTACTTGCGACGCTCACACTTGGCAGCCCATTTGCGCCCGCCGCATCTGGCGGAACTCTGTCGCCAACGCTGCCCAGCGCAGTGAATGCTAGCGCATCCGGTACTGCGACATGGTTCCGTGTCACCAAGGCTGACGGCACTACGCACGTGCTTGACGGCGCCGTGGGCTCGGAAATGACGCTGAACACGCCTACTGTCACGTCGGGCCTTCAAGTGTCTGTGACCAGCTGGACTATCTCGCGAGGTAACGCATGACGATCCGTGACCGCATCCTTGCGCGCCCAGATCTGGCTGGCCTGCGGGCTGTGCGAGACATCTACGGCCTCGCGGATGGGCTGAATCAGGAGTGTGTGCCGACGATGGTCCCGGCATACGTTACTGCTGTGCAGATTCTTGACCTCGCTCCGTACTCGAACGTCATGTACGACCTACTGACAGCTGCGGCTAATGGCGAGTCGATTGCTTTCCAGGCTGCCGCGCTTCTGTCGCCTGAGGGGCTGAATGTCCCCGTCCCGGGATATGAGCCGCCGTTCGTGACTGCCGAGGAAGTGAACGAAGCCATGTTCAACCCTGACGGATCGGAGAAATAACGATGGCAGCAACGAAAGGATATTCGTCGTTCTGGTCATCTGCCACGAGCGTTCCAGCCAACACGACCAAAGCAAGCCCGGTCATAGGCAGCACAGTGAACGCGACTACTGGCTACGGTGGTGAGTTGGTCTACCGTATCACGAACGGGGGCGCATTGGGTGCCGCTTGCACGATCATGTTCCAGACTTCGCCGGATGGTACTAACTGGTTCGACTTCTACCCGGTGAGCAGTAGCGACCTGCTTTCATGCACGGTAACGCAAGGCCCGTCCGTGACGATGCCCCGTGGCGGCATGTACCTGCGCGCTATCGCGTACGGCAACACTACCAACGCATGCACCGTTGAAGCGGGCATTGAACAGGTGACGGCGCTTTAATGTCCATCCAACGTTATCAGCCCGGCGGGCGGGTTCAGATAGATTGGGCCAACCCAATCACGGCCGGACTCGCCTTCGCATACGTGCATGGTGACGGGGCGTATGGCTTTTGCGCCAATGGTAGTGCTTCGGTTCCCTATACCGCAGCGACCGCCAAAGAGATGCCGGCAGGTCTTGGCGCCCGGTCAAACTCGTCGACAAGTCGGATTTACAGCATTGCTGGCCACGGGCTGACGACGACGAGCTACAGCCTATTTGCCGTAGCCAGTGCGACATCAACCAGTGCTACGCAAAACGCAATCGATGCCGACAATTCGAGCCCGCGTTATTTCCAGTTTCGACTAAACGCCGGCAAGGTTGATTTCATCCCGTTCAACACGAGTGCCGCCGTAACAGGGCAGCCTGTGTTTTCGACGGCAATGACTTCGGCCGAATTGGCGCGGGGCTTCACGATGGGCGCAACTGCTAGCCCTACGCGAACGGCGGCGTTTCAGAATGGACAGATTGCTACGGCAACGCCGTCAAGTCTCATCTCTCCGACTCAAGGCCTGCCGCTGTCAATCGGTGTGCGCGCTACCGGCACTATGGGGGGCTGGAATACTGGTGCAATTCAGATGGTTGCGGGCTGGTCGCGCACGCTGTCCGACGCGGAAATGGTATCGCTGTCGTCCAATCCTTGGCAGTTGTTCTTGCCTCAAGAGGATGAACTAGAAGCACCTACTGCCGCACCGTCTGGCATCACTGCCGATATCGCTTGGACCGAAGCAGACGACGCTGTATCACTCGCCGGCACGCTGACCGATTCCGCGTCGCTTGGCTGGACTGAGGCGAACGATACGCACGCCGCAGCCGTAACACTGACTGACCGCGCATCGACATCGTGGACTGAAGCAGACGATGCAGTGTCTATCACGGCCAACATCGCCAACGGCACGGTAAGTGGCAGCATCGCATGGACGGAAGCTGACGACGGTGTTTCCGTGACTGTCACAGCAAATGACCGTGCGTCGATGTCGTGGACCGAGCAGGATGACGTCGTAGCTATGTCGGGCAACGTCGCCACGCCTGCTATCCCGGTTACAGCAGATATCGGATGGACGGAGCAGGATGACGGTTTCTCGGCTTTCATGCAAGTTGCCACTGGCGGCGCTCCAGGCTATGAGGTCAAACGCAAACGCTACGTCGTGCGCAAGGGCGGCCAACTGCTCGTGTTCACCGATCCGGAGCTTGCAAAGCAGGCCCTGCATGCTGACGAAGAGCCAGAGCCGAGGCAATACCCGGCCAAGAAGCAGGCCAAGGTGGCGCCGAAGCCCGAGCCAAAGCCCGAACCCGTCCCGGAGCAGCGTGTCGACCTGGACGAGCTGCGCGCACTGGCCGAGAAACAGCACGCAGAGGCCGAATACAAGCGCCTGCTCGCACAGAAACAGTACGAAACCATGCTCACGTTGCTAGAACGGCTGCGTGAGGAAGAAGAGGACGATTGGCTGTTGATGTCGGCCGACTAAAGGAGCATATGAGCACACTTGAACAGCGTTTGGCACGCGGCGACAGAGCCCGTGAGGTACTGGAAAACGAAGAATTCAACTCGGCCTTTGAGGCCATTCAACAGGAGATTATCGAACAATGGAAGAGCGCACCAGCCCGCGACGCGGACGGCCGAGAAAAGCTGTGGACGATGCTAAAGCTGTCCGACAAGCTGAAGGCAGCCCTGACATCGACACTGGAGACCGGCAAGCTAGCGAAAGCCGAGCTACAGCACAAGCAGAGCATGATGGATCGCGCCAAGTCGTGGATTGGGAGCGACTGAGCCTGGCTGTCATCGCTGCATACGCTGTCAAGCCTGTGGCCACCATGTGGCATCCGGACGCCCGAGGCGATCTGTTCGAGCTTCCGAATGGCGTCAACGTCCGTGTGCTGAAGGGCGACCCAGCATGGCAGCACAGCGATGGCAGTATTGTTGCGCACTCCGAACAACGTTCCGAATAGCGTGACTTCGTATTGATTTTCTAAGATAATTATGCCTAACGGAACTAATTTCGTTTGGTAATAGCCCGTCGGGATGACGCGCGTTCCCCAGCCTGAAAGATGGCACGAGAAGGAGATTTACCACATGGACAATCCGACTACGGAATCCAGCATGTCGACCGAGCAAGCGGTTGACGCATTCACGAACCTGTTTGGTGGCGCCGCTGCCGAGCCTGTCAAACCCGAAGCCGAAGCCAAGAGCGACGACGACCGTGCCGCTGAACTGCTGGCACAAGAGGGTAACGACGAGCCGCAGGAGGCGGAGCCTGAAGCGCAGGCAGAAGAGCCGCGCTACAAGGTCAAGATCGATGGCAAGGAAGTTGAGCTTCCCGCATCCGAACTGGCCCAAGGCTACCAACGCCAACAGGACTACACGAAGAAAACGATGGAAGTGGCAGAGGCCCGTAAAGCGGCTGATGCTGAGATCCAGGCAGCACGCGCCGAGCGTGAACAGTATTCGCAGCGTCTTAACAGCATGGCCCAGCAACTGCAAGGCGCCCTGCAAGACGCGCAGAACATCGATTGGCAACAACTGCTGGAGACCGACCCGGTTGAATACCTGAAGCAGCAGCACCTTTATCAACAAAGGCAAGCAGCGCTGGAGCAGGTGCAGGCCGAGCAAAAGGTCTCGGAGCAGAAGCAACAGGCCGAACAAGCCAAAACCCGAGAGGAATTCCTCCGTCAGCAGCACCAAGCGTTGCTTGACAAGCTGCCCGAGTGGAAAGACGAAGGGAAGGCGCAGGCCGAAAAGGCGTCTCTCGTTAAAAACCTGCAGGACAGGGGTTTCACTAGCGATGAGATTTCGACCCTTGCGGATCATCGTCTTGTTTTACTGGCTCGCGATGCGGCCAAGTATCAAGAACTGATGGCAAAGGCGAAGACAGCGGCGCAGAAGGTTGCAGCGCTGCCGCCGAAAGTCGAACGCCCGGGCGTTACCAACTCCGGCAACCCTGACAAACGATCTTCTGTTGTACAGCAGTTGAAGAAGTCGGGCGGATCGGATGCGGCAGCAACCGCAGCGTTCGCGGCATTCCTTTAATTCTCATGGCGCGTCGGGATGACGCCCCAATCCTTCAGGGAGCAATAAC